TTCAAATAATATTTTACTGCTGAAATTTTATAGTCCTCACTTTTATGCGTCATTACTATAATAAAAACAGAAAAACTTACTTAAAGTTGTCCCATTTTAAATCTTCAAGGGTGTAAATAGATAAAATACAACACAAAACAATACAATGTTTCAAATGAAAAATATAAATACACTAATTCAAAAACCATACAAACCGCAATATTTTGCAATAAATAATTCAAAGCTACTTTTTTTTGATATTATTTACAAAAATAATAAAATATATTTAATAATGCCTATTTATAATATTCCTGCAAATCCTGATAATATAATAGTTAGTGTAAATAACCTGTCATTAAAATTAACAGAATCATATGTAAAAGATTCTGACGAACCAATATTAATATATATATATGAATACAATAGTGAACCAAATAGTATTATAAAAGTAAATGTTAGTATTATTACTGGTATAATAAAATCATACGATATAAGGCATATATATACAAATACTATTCCTATTTCTATTCCTATTCCTAGCAACAATACTATTATCAAAACCAATAAATTTCTAGCATTAACTACTTTATTTAAATATGATTACTTTATATTTCCAATTTTTTATAATTATTATAAGAATCAAGGGGTTCAACATTTTTACATGTATTATAACGGTATTATTACACCTGAAATAAGCAAAGTATTTAATAAAACTGATGTTACACTAGTTGAATGGAATTTTCATTATTGGAATCCACGTGGAACAAAATATGTACACCATGCTCAAACAGGACAGATGCATCATGCACTATATAATTATGGTAAAGATGTATATGAGTATATGATTTTTTGTGACTTGGATGAATATTTGCATATCCCCAAAAATAAATTTGTTGAACCACAACAGCAATCATCTTCACAATACCATGATAATACAATACTAGAGTTTATAAAAATTAATAGAACGATTGATGTGTTTGGATTTTGCAACATTTGGGCAAATACGATAAACGATAAAATTCCAGATAATCTGCAACTACCTAATAAATTTTTAACTGTTTCAACAAAAAACGAATACAAAGAACGAAGTAAAAATATTTATAAAGTATCATCTATAAATACAATCGGTATTCATCAGACATGCACTGATTATGTGGGTTTAAATTGCATAACAGATTTAAATATGTATCATTTTTATAAATGGTCGTCAAAAAATCGTGTAATAGAAAACTGCACAAATATAATAGATTTAACAACCTGAAGTAATATACTAGATGTGAAGTAATATACTAGATGTGAAGTAATATACTAGATACGCGCAATAAATGTTACAATTCACTATTGAAATAATGGTTGCGAAATTGTTGCATTTCTTCGTCGGGAAATGTATCAATAATAAAATCTTCGGGTTTTTTTGTTCCTTTTAATATATTAATAATCATAAAAAGAGAATATACGCCACACTCGGTGGGTTTTTTTTGATGATTTTTTTTATTTTCTATATAACGTAATTCTATTCCAACAACCTTGGCTTGTTCTATAATTTTTTTAATTAATTTTTTAACTTCTTTGGGAGGGGCATGCCCGGTGCTATCGAAGAAGAATATATACTTTTCTTTAATATTTACAAACATAGATATCCAATGTGAACCGGACAAATAATGTGGGTCGGTATTAAATACGAACCCTATTTTATTCCGCCCATTTCGAATAGATATATTCAAATCAAAATGACACAATTCTTCCCATACACATTCGCCATACATTTTGGGAGAATCAAAATCTATCGGTGCTGCACCTATAAAATCAAAATATGGATATTCTTTCTCATATTGTTTCATAACATTTTCAATGTCTATACTATTTAGCCACTCATTGGGATTTTTCTTCCAATCATCAGGGCTTTTTGGTGCAAAAGTATAATTCAACATTTCTTTATCTACACCTGATGCTGCGAAATTTTGTTTTAACCAACACGACTCCTTATTACATACACTTTTTAAATGCCTTTTTAATTCTTCCCATATAGCACGTGGTTCATTCGTCGTTATTTTCACATCTGGGTGACGTGCATTCCATAGTTCCTTAAGTTTTATAAGCGAATCGTTACTATAACAGGTAAAATCATTTTCTTGAATTTTTGGACTACATTTTAATTTTAAAAATCCATCGGGGTGTTTTTCTACTCCTATCACTAGTTTTTGGTTTTTAGTTTTTTTATTTTTAAGTGTTTTTGACATATTTGCACGCTTTGTTTTTACATTTGCTCTTCTTCTTCTACCCCTGAATTCTGATTTAAATTTCATATTTTTATCTACAAATTGTAATATATGCTCCATTTTTTTTGTTTTCATGATGGCGTATTTGTGTATTTGTGTATATATTATTTCAGTATAATTATAAAAATAATATACTTATATTAAATATTTCAAAGTTAAACACTTTAATTTTTTTAATTTTATTTAAAATTAGATTTAAATTAGTCCGAAGATATTAAAACTTCTATATCGCTTTTTTCTTTTTTTGTTACCTTAACATTTATAACATCATTGGTATCTGCCCATTTTACACCATTATTTGCATTATTTGCATTATTTGCATTATTTGCATGTGATCCTAAACCCGATGCTGAACTCTTTTTAATATCCTTCTTTTTATACTTCGGATCTTTCAAGTTAAAATCTTTTGTTTTTGGTAAAACCATTTCATCTTGTGGAGGTGATGTTTTTATTACAAAATTATCCATTGTTACAACTTTCTTATCTACTTGTTTCATAAACAATTTATTTGCCTCGTCCATAGTATTCTTATTATATTCAATAAAATCTAAATCATTGCAAATGTTCGCGTCATTAACAATTGTCCCGGAAACCATATCTTTATAATCGCCTTGTATTGTATCCATTGTATCTTTAAACTTAAAATGCGATACACATAAACGGGCAAATGTATTAAACGCGTTTATTATTATATCGTCAATAGGACTGTCAACATTGGTATTGACACTATTATTTAAAATATCTTTTGCCATAGCAGTAATACGTTTCCGATAAAATCTTTTTTCCTTTTTTAATACCGTGTCATGATCTAAATTATTCTTTTTTAAATATTTATTATATGTTTCTGAGTTCGCCATAATCTCCAATGTAAGGGAATTAATATTGTTTATATTGTTCACACTGGACGCATTGTCCATGTTGTTCAAATTATCACTATTTTCCATTTAAGATGCATTCATAAAAAATAATATTATTTTAAACACGATTCGTGTTATAAATAATAACTAATAATAAATAATCAATAATCAATAATAACAACTAATAATAAATAATCAATAATCAATAATAACAACTAATATCCATTAATTTGCATAATATTGTTTTTCTTCGTCTGTAACAATATCTTTATTCTCATTTCTAGTGCTATTATTAAAAAAGTTATTTCCTAAATTATTAGGATTTGGATTATAATGATCAAAAATTTCTTTCTTAAATAAGTCAGGATAAGGTTGTTTTACAGGTTTAGGTGGGACATATACATTATATAGATCGCTTCTTGATGAAGGCACATACTGCGATTGTTCGCAATCTTGTAATCCAAAAAATTGACTACGCAATACGGATTCAACATTTACATTGTTAGAAAATCCAGAAAATGGCGCCATATTATTTCCAGGATTAAATGTTTTATGAGGATTATAAACAGGATAATTATTAAGAGGAACAGTAGTAGGCTTACTTTGATCTAAAATAGGCATATACCCATATTTCGTTGAAACAGGAACCTGATAATAAAACGGCTGTAATGGCGCTGAAGGAATATTTCTTGATGATATTCTATCATTTATTTCATTTTGTCTATCATACTGACACAAATATAATTTATTCGGAACGCCATACATTTGGGGCTTATCATATACTTGAGAAACAGAATCCATTATACTATATTATACTATATTATACTATATTTACTAATATTACTATATTATTATATTATATTTTGATATTTTGATATTTTGATATTTTGATATTTTGATATTTTGAAAAACAGGTTAAAGACAACAATTAATATTATATACCCAATCTCTGCTCAATATTTAATATTTAGCGTGCAATGTGCGGCATATTTTTTGTTCAAAATTTTATATCTAATGACTCCCAAGGACAAGGACAAGGACAAGGAAAGGGAACAAAACAATACAAAAAAAATCTATTAGAAAATTTAAAATTATACCAAACCGAATTTTCTAAACTCTCGCATCGCGGGCCAGATAATAGTTTTTTTCTAAATGACACTGTAGACAACTATTCCAAAAATTATGCATGTGTTTGGGGATTTCATCGTTTAGCAATTAACGGCCAAACCCCCGAAAGCAACCAACCATTTTTTATTAAAAATTGTCGTCTTATTTGTAATGGAGAAATATATAATTTCCGAAAACTGATTACCGAGTTTCAGCTTGAATCAGAATATAAAAGCCAATCTGATTGCGAAATTATTATTCATCTATATAAAAAAATCGGTATGCATGATATGTTGCGACGACTTGATGGTGTATTCGCATTTGTTTTACACGACTACGAAACAAATACAACATATGTAGCTCGCGATCCTGTAGGTGTCCGTTCACTATTTATTTCGGGGTATGATAACAACTATAGTAACAGTATGATTATTTCAAGCGAATTAAAAGGAATCAATGAGTGTTATCGTCCAAATGCTAAGCAGTTTCCACCTGGATGTTATGCCATGTATTCTAAATCAGATTTCGATAACGTAAATACTCCTTTTTTAAATTTTTATAGTTATTATGAAAATGTATCTATTATACAGGATACCGCAACGGGGAATATTGAGAGAGTATATAACTACCCTACCGTCGAAGGAACCGAAGAAAATATTTGTAAAAATATCGCCACCCTGTTCGAAGAAGCCGTCGTAAAACGCCTCATGAGTGATCGCAAAGTAGGTGCGCTTCTTTCGGGAGGGCTGGACAGTTCGTCGGTTGTAGCAATCATGTGTCGCCATATGCCTGCAAAAGATTTAAATACGTATAGTATCGGCTTGAAAGGATCTACAGATTTAGTATGGGCGCGAAAAGTGGCGGATTATTTGGGGACAAATCATCATGAAGTTTGTCTTACAGAGGAGGAGTTTTTGGGTGCAATTGAAGAAACCATTGCACAAATCGAGAGCTATGATACGACATCTGTTCGCGCATCGGTTCCAAATTATTTGGTAAGTAAATATATTTCAGCGAATACAGACGACTGTGTTATTTACTGTGGTGATATGTCGGATGAAATTTTCGGCTCATATCGCGGATTTATGAAAGCGCAAACAGAGGAAGAATTTAAACGCGAAAATGAGCGCATGGTTCGCGATGTTTGTTATTTTGATTTGTTGCGTTCTGATAAGAGCATTAGTGGTGCAGGATTAGAAGCGAGAGTGCCGTTTGCGGATAAGCGTTTTTTGCAATATGTGATGAGTATTCCGCCTCGATATAAGATGTTCAGCGACGAGCGAATGGAGAAATATATTTTCAGGAAGGCATTTAGTGGACTTTTGCCGGATGATATTCTATGGCGTAGAAAGGAGGCATTTAGTGATGGAGTGAGCGGACATGAAAGAAGTTGGTTTCAAATTATTCGAGATTATATTGACACGAAGGTGACAAATGAAGAATATAATAAATATATAGAAACACAAACGGACATGAATATGGGTATGGGTGATAGCGATTCTAAATCACATAATTCTCCATATGATAAAGAGAGTTACTATTATAGAACCATTTTTGATAAGTTATACAAGGGATGCGAATACACAATCCCATACTTTTGGAGACATCCATTTTGTGAAGAGAAAGATCCATCTGCGCGATTGTTAACATGTTATAAAAACACCGATTAAGATTAAATTATATTCGTTTAGTTAATACAAAATATGTAGTCATATAGAACATATTTTGTATAATGATTTAATAAATTTACATATATTCTTTAAGAATTACAACAACACCGGCTAAAGCAACCGCGTAATTGTAGAATCTATGATGAAAATGCCCTTCATTCATCTTTGATTTACAGGCTAATGCGGAACCCAATGAACCTAACGCAATTAAAATAACAACAGACGTTGGGATACTTACCATATTTGTATACTGAAGATAAAAAAGGTATAATATACCGACAACTTTAATTCCCATGGAAACATCCTTAAGTGTAAGCATTTTTGTTTATTTTTATAATATCAAAATATTTTATTTATTTTTTGGTTTTTAAATTTAAATATGGTTAATTTTAATATAAAAGTTCATACATATAATTTACGTAGAATGGTAGAATAAATAGTAGGATAAAGAGGATGAAATGGATATTAAATATTATAAAATAACAATATTTTATATTTTTATATTATATATAGATTATTTACTAAAACAAGATGAGTCATTTAGTAAATAAGGAGTGTATTACAGCTGATGAGATTAATCTGGCGTTAAGTCTTATTCCCGAAGAAATAAAAACCGAAAAAAATGTAAAATGGATTGAACCAATTTTTGGATTTGAAGATTTATGTCAAGATATAAATGCTTTGGATGATAGAGTTAATGAGATGTGTGGTAAAGAAGTTCAAAAACTATATTATAACAAACTTTTAGGACAATTATCAGAATCAGATTTTAAAAACCTACTTGAGATGGTTTATAATAAGTCTGTTACACTTGAAGAGATGTACTTAACATATAAAGATAAAATATATGTGAATCTTCAAAGTTATTCATTTTTTGGCTTGACGTGTTTCATTATAAAAACTATTAAATCTTATAGAAATGAACATACTGTAAGATATGTTTTAAATAGAGGATACCCCTCAATTTTTTTTATCACCAGAAGCATTAAAAGCACGACTAGCAGAAATAGAACGACGACAACTACAACAAGCAGAACGACAACAAGCAGAAGGACAACGAGCATTAGAACAACAACCTCCAACTCCAACAGCTCAAGGCGGCTCGCGTAGAAGAAGAAGAAGAACCGTTCACAGAAAGCGTAAAAGTCAACGTAAATCGAAACATGTTCGCCATACTCGCAGAAAACATACGCGTAGGCATCGTCATCGTAGGTAAAAGTAAAAGAAACAGGAAAAAAAAGGAAAACAATGTAGGGGAGGGCGAGGGCGTGGATATGCAATGCTTAAGAAATATAAACGTAAATTATGTAAAATGAATAGTAGGAAAATAAGATTAAAGGGTATTAAATATTTAAATTTAGGAATATTTTTATATTTTTATAGTATATATAATAATAGTAGTGTAAAATGAATAGTGGTGATAGTGGTAACAAATTTAAAATGAATGATTTAGAAAAGGAGCTTGAACAACTAGAAATAAATGAAAGAATACAAAAGGCAGTAGAAAGAGCACGGGCACGGGCAGCAAAACAAGAAAGTGTAAGATCTAAATTACCATCAAAACTATCAGGAATATCAAAATTAACACCAAAAAAAAAAGGAATAAATCCTTTTACAGGTTTACCATTAAAAAACCAATCACCAGTAAACAAAGGCGGTTCGCGTAGAAGAAGAACCACTCACAAGAAGCGTAAAAGTCATCGTAAATCGAAACGTGTTCACCATACTCGCAGAAAACATACGCGTAGGCATCGTCGTCATAGTCGCCATCACCGTCGTTGATAATACTTTCTATGTCTATCTAAAATTCTATATAAATATTTTACCAATATTAGCAAAATATTTATAAAAACCGATATAGATATACTAACGAATATTAAGGAATAATATTTTATATAGTTATAAAGTATAAACAATAAACAATAAATAAAAATGGGTTGTGGTTGTATGCAAACAGGTGGTGGTGGTGGTGGAACTAGAAGACGCAAACATACTCGTCGTCATCGTCATCATCGTCGTAGTGGCACGCGTAAAATGCACAGTCATGGCCGTAAACGTGCTTGCATATGCCCTGGCGGAT